TCGAACAGGGCGTTGATCATTGCCATGTCGGCTTCTGCGGCACCAAGCGCAGCAGCCTCACGCAGAGCTAAAGCCCTTTCAGAAAACCCAAGGGTAGCAGCCTCCTCTTGCAGTTCTTCAATAAACTCTCTGAGATCGGCGGCTTTTTCGTCTAAATCTTCAAACGGGTCTTTGCCGGCGGCAAGGCGTTCAAGCTGACTCTGCAATTTGGCGATTTCATCTTTAAACTTCTGCACATTGCCCTGGGCTAGCAGAACCGCATCGCTTTGCTCCTGAGTGACCTCGCTAGTGCTTTGCTGGGCCGCAGCCATTGCACCAATCGCGTCTCCAGCAATTAGAGCGGCGGAAGAAAGATCAACTAATGACCCATCTGCGATAAGAACCGCGCGCTTTGCATCCTCCAGCGACTCTTGGGCATCTTCCAGCTTTGTTTGGAAGTCAGCAATCCGGGCCCTAAAAATAGCCCCAAGCGCATCCTTGTATACTTGCTCTAGCTCTTTACCTTGCTCAATAAGGCCCTCGATGTGATCGGCAAGATCATCCATCGCCTCGGTGCCTTTCTTCACATCACCGGATAACCCGACAGCAATAGCGGCGCCAACAGCAAGAAGGGCACCAATTAAAGCCCCGCCAGGGCCAAACAATGACGCTATCTGTGAACCTTGCTGACCAAGGATGACAAAAGCATTGGTGCCCATCTGGGCCTGGACTGCCACGTCTTGTATTTGATGGCCGACCTGGCCGAAACCGCCACGCATGAATCGGAGTTGTTGATTCACCCCTTTCATGCTCTTAGTTGCGGCTTCTTTGGCTTTGATCGAGGCCTGGAGGGCTTTTATTTGGCGTAGCTCTTCCTTACTGGCGCCATTCAACAGCGCCTTGTAACGCTCGAGCTTGTCCGCGGTCATTGTGAGCGCGGCCTCTTTTAGCTTTAGCTGCTTTTGTACAGAGCCAAGAGTCTTTCTATACCGCTCGTTGCTCTTATTCGCCGAGTCGTATGCTTTCTTTGTTTTATCTACGCCTATTAGTTCTAGAACTATGGCTTCGTTTGAAGTTGCCATGCTTCTGCCTCTCAGCCTTTAAGCGTATATATGTAAACCAGTGATAATACTCATCAGCGGTCATTGCTAGCACTGTCGAAATAGGCTGACCAAGGTGCTCCGCGAGTTCGTACATGAAGTACAGTTCCGTGGGCTTTCCTTGGCCATCTATTAGTTTTTTTCGCGTTCCTCTTCGTCGCTACCATCAGTTTTCAATACGAATGTAGCAATCCTAGAAAGAACGTCTGGATCAACGTGGTTCCTAAGTTTGTGCTTATCGCCTATATCAAAAACCGCCTCTCCGTCCTTGTCAGTGACGCCATAGATCACCGAATAAATCATGTAATCTGTGGTGTCGTTGTCTGCTCTTGCCAACCACTTTGCCTTGTCATCAAGAGTCAGGTTTTTTGAGTAGAGCGTTATGTCCCACTCAGGTACGTGAATCTCCCTTACAGCCTTGTTGCTGAAGTGAGAAACAGCGGATTCGATAAGTTTACTCATTACGATACGGTATCCTCAGTTAGCGCGCCATTACCTGTGGCACTGAATGATGCCTCAACCAAACCGTCGAAGGAGGCAGACTTGCTTACAGAGGTGATAATAGCTGCTCCAGACCAATAAGTCTTGGTGCTGGTGTTGCCCTCTGGATATAGGTTCAAAGTAACCTCTGATCCTTCATCCAAGGATCCCTGACCAGTGCTATCACTGGGGTCCCAGTAGGCGTTAAAAGACGCAGTCCACGACTTTTGAGTTGCCTTGTTGGTCATCCAGGAGTCACCCATGACTGTGTCGTTTACGACCTCTGAAGAGGTCTCAAGAGACCAGTCTCGTATTTCTGCGACGGCATTTGCGCCAACGTAAACCGCTCCGTCTTTTCCAGTTGCTGTAGCCATTTAAGTATCCTCTATAAGGTATTGATAATAAGTTAGCCCTCTGGGCTGCCTTCGGTCGTTGGGTAAATAATTTCGACCTGCATAATTCCCTGACCCAAAGGTTGATCGGCGTCACCGCCAAAATCCGCCTCAAAGGAGACAACCCTAGTGTCAAAAGCCAGGCCGTTTTGCGTAAGGTCATTATACAGAGCGGACTCAATTTCTGCCGCAATAGTATCAAGAACCTCATCGAACGTAGAAGTCATTTTTACATAAATCTCTATGACAGCTACCAGCGTCTTCCGCAGCGTTCTCGGTGGCGACATTGTCTCATAAGCACTTGATTCAGACTTTGTATATACGGCAATGCCCGGTAGCTTATTCTCCGCCAATGGGTATATGCGTGTGTCATATACATTGCTGCCAGTCGTTGTCAGGCCGGTAAGATTGCTAACAAGCCGTTGCCTTATCTGCGTCCTAATGTGGCTCATTGCTTCTCCAGTTGTAACTCAGTGATTCCGGTGCCGTCAGGCATAGCAACACGAATTACATACTCAATCTCAGAGCCATCCACGGGTACCCTCAGAACATCACCCTCAACAACCGCTGATACATCTGCCGTTACGCAAGTAAGCCTTGGTTGAACAACCGAGAACGCTACGCTACCACCAACGTCTTCTAGAGAATGCTCGTTATCGAAGATACCTTTAAAAGTAGCCGAATCGCCAGACAAAGGAACATACGAGACCTCAACGCCGAAGTCTTCAATCATCGTCCTTCTATCGTCTAGCGTCTCTACAGGCATTACTCAGCATCTTCCTCTGGTGCTTCAATCTTCTTTGGCCGTCCTCGGCGCTTTACGGGGGCATCGTCAGAAGACTCAAGACCGACAGCGCGATTCTCAGGCTCAGACTCATCGTGAGGAACAACTCGACCAATGCCCATAAGATCACGGGCAAGATCCTTATCCAACTCAACAATTTCGCCGACATGATGAGGCTTACCCTTTATAACGCACTGTTTTGCAACTTGATATTTCATGTTTTCTCCTTATTTGAAATCACTGATCAATGAATTCAAGTAAAAAGGTTGTTGAATACCCCGACCCCAAAAGAGGTCGGGGTTTGTTACTTAGCTACCGCCGTCATTTCCTAAACAGAAACTAACAGCGTGACGTACAGCAACGTCACAACTCTGGAGAGCTACAACGCGCACAGTACCGCTGGTGCTTGCAGTGTATGGATCAACAACAATGTCCAAGCCACCGAACATACCAACCAAGAGGTCTGAGAAGTTACCGAAGTAAGCATCACCAGCAGCGCACTGGTTGGATACGATAGCACGATATCCATTCACAGTGCCGCCTGGCTCTACCACGAACTGAGCCGTGTTAGATGCCTTCTCAGTGGTCTTGAGAGCGCCAACCATAGCGGCGGGCATGATGTATGCAAGGTTGCCCATCAGCGCGTTATCTTCAGCAACAGCCGTCTCCATAGCAACTACCTGTGCAAAGGTAGGTACGAGGTCAGGTGCAGTTCCAAAGTCAACGGTGTTGATGCCAGAGGTGTTCTTGATGCCTGTAGGCTGACCGCTTGAGCCGGAGCCGGATAGAGCGCCAAGGTCGATAGTTAAAGCAATCGCACTTGCAAGATCATCACGGATCAGAGCCTCAACGTCCAAAGATGACTGGATCAACAACTGACGAGTTACGTCAGTGAATGCACCCAGAGTCTTAGGGGTCAGACTTACAGAGCCAACAGTCATCTCTGACTCGCTAGAAGCACCGCCTTCAGTGGCGATCCAAGCAGCAGAAGCAGCGGCAGTCTTCTTGGGGATCTTCACATCGCCAGAGAGTCCACCGAGCATACGCGCACCAGCCTGCATCACAGATGAAGCGTTACGCAATACATCGATGAAGTCACCGCCACGGAAGTCGTCAGTGAACAGAGCGGCTTCATCAGCAGAGTTCAGGTCACGCTTCCAGTTACGCAAAACTTCTGCGGGGAGCATGATGCCCTGAGCAGCACGACCATACTGATCAGCAGCGGCGCGTGAGCATTCAAATTCGAATGACGCAGCTTCCTGAGCATTTCGGTCGGTTGGGTTGGCAAGAGCGTGGATAGCACGAATAAGAGAGAATCGCTTCACTTCTTTTTCGGTCATGCCAACATTTTGAGATTCAAGCGCCCGCTCGCTGCCGATTACTTCCAACAACTCGCCACGGAACTCTTCGATTGATTTGCCTTCTGAGATGGCTTTTTGGGCCAGATCAGAACGGCTATGACGCGCACCCAACTCAACGATCTGAGCAGCGTTACGCTGTGCGGCTTTCTTGGCATCTGCCTCAACCGCTGCAATATCGACTTCAGACATTTTAGTCTCCTTAAAGTCAGTTTTAATTACAGGTTCTGGTGAAACTTCCTCTGATCGCCCAACCCCGACTGTCACATCCGCAGGTATAGACACCAGACTGGCTTCGACAGGACGCCACGATTTCGCGATGTACGTATCACCACCACGCTTGTCCTTCTCCATCTTCTTGATGGCGTATCCAACGCTGATGTTGGCACGAATGCCGTCTACAACGTCATCGAATGCCTCTTTGGCGAGTCCACTTCTTCCGAAGCGAACAGTCGCACGGAGTCGCCGTGCCGAGCCATCAAGGTCTACCGATTCAATCACACCGATTTGCTTCTCTGGATCGTGGTCAAGAAGCAGTGGCGCACGGCCACTGTTGAGGAATGACAAATCAATTGCCTCCTCGGTGTGCTCTAAAACTTCCTTGCCAAATGATCGCTCAACAGGCTCCTCAGATGAGATGGCAATACGCGCAGTGCGCTTATCTTCATCAACCGGAGACATATCAAGCGCCATCGCACGATGTGCTAAACGCGAATCATCAAATCGTTCTGATCCAGAGGGCTTCGCAATCTTCGTTAACGCAGAAAAGCGATGACCAGCCATAATATCTGTCTCTTCACCATCTCGAACGATGGCAATCAGAGCCGCTGGGTTATCTTCAGTGCCATTAATAACAAATGAGCTCCCAGGCACATCAATCTTGCCGTCGCGCTCAATCCGCTTAATAACACCCTGCGCCTTGTTTCCAGACGCATTCCACTCAACGTAATCGCCCACGCTCAAGGCGTCAGGCTCCGCTCTCTCAGCAGGCACTTTCTCCTCTTCTGGCTCAGGAATTCCGTTAGCTTCAATCTCATCGACGATTTCGTTTATATCCTTCTCTTCATCCATATCAAGTCCCTCAAGCTGACGCTCATCAGCCGCCTCCATTGATTTCACAATTCTTTTCGCCCACGACTGACCAGCATCACCGCCCCAGAGCGCCCATGCTATCCGTCCTGCACTGGGGTAGCCTTTCTCCCCCTGGCTAAATCCTTCGGCCTGCTTGTCAACTTCATGTCGAGCAAAAAAGGAATACATACGCTTTACGGTGTTAAGCGATAACTCTCTACCGTTAACAATATCCCTAGCCCGAGCAACGCCAACAGCAGTGCCGCCTCTTCCATGCTCTTCACGCCAGTCCAATCCACGTTGAGCCTCTGAGACCATTCCCTCAGTAGGCTTAGTGTTGATCTCTTTACCCTTGTACTTCGCCATCTTCATCGCCTACAACATCTGGCAAAATGCCGACTTGTGTCGCGCCATAAGGCTCAAGCGCATACTTAACGCCAAACTGCTCTGCCAAAGCCTTGTCTCGCTGTATTTGAGCAAACAACTCCTCAACATCCTTACCATACTGAGCAGCAACGTCCTGTATTGAAAGAATACCATTTTTCATGCCGAGAACGGCGGCATTCATTTCTTTTTGCGGGTCAACCCATGACCATGCTTTAGCACGGAAAGATGCCGCATCATAAAATCGATCATATTGAGCTAACGGAATGCCAAAGCTGTTAACTTCCATGGCGGCGCCGAGCCAGTAACTATAAACGTGCATGATAAAGTGATCTAAGAAGAACTGCTGAACATTTCTGTAATAGTCACGCTCTTCTAATGCACCCTGGCGAATAGATGAATAACTGGTTGACTCAAGATCGTTAGAGAGCGATGTGTAGCTAACGCCCAAGCCGCTTGCAATGCCCTTCAGGACAGCCTTGTGAAATGGGTCAAACTCATTGGATGGATACTGCGGGTCGAATGACGTAAAGCTGACGCCTGTTGGTAATTGATGGAATGTCCCAGGTTCTGCATCCATGATTGGCACGTTACCGTCCAAGTCATCAGCAACAAAGCCATCACCTGCTGGCGATGTGAAAAAGCCCATCTTGCTAGCCCCGATTCTGGCATTGATTACCGCGGCCTCTCTTAATGCTCCCAATTGTTTGAGTCCAGACATGACCGGAGACATCCAAGGCTCTCCGCGAGTCTGCCCTGCACGTAGCGGCATGAAGATATGGCACATACGATCTGCTGGGATACGAACGTGCTTAGATGCCTTTGATGCAGAGGTGAAATCATAATCGCCCGGATGGTAAGTCAGCACATGATAAGCAACAGGCTTCTTAAACCGATCAAGCTCAACGCCCATTCGGATCTCATTGCCGTTAGAGAGTCGCTCATTTTTCTGCTCATCGATTTGATCTGGCTCTAAGAACTCAAGAGCAAACGAATCGTGAAACTCTGCGCCTCTATGCTTAACGATGAAGACCTCGCCATCACGGCAAAGGCTTTCAACGGCCAACTTCTGCACATCAAGCCATGAAAGCTTGCCATCCACAGTGCAGTTTCCGCGTCTTCCCCACTTACGAAAAGCGGCCTCTACTGCCTCATTGCCGCTCTCGTCCAGCTTCCCTGCGCCGCCAATCGCCTTGACTTGCAGGGTGTAACCCCGATCACCGACCACATTGGTCTTGATCAAGTTCAAATATCGCTTTGCATACTCATTGTTTCGGGCTAAATCTCGCGATCTACTTCGCAAAACCCGAATAACGGGGCGCAGTTCGCTATCTGCGCTCCGCTCAGAGTCCATAAAGTCATTTAAAAGCCTGCCTTTACTGGCCGCAGCATACGAACGCTTAAATATTTGCTGTTTTTCGGCTTTTTTTGGCTTACCAAAGTCAAAAATGCCCATCAGAAGCGCACCTTGATAGTTGAGCCATTAGACTTTCCACGCTTCAACAGCTCATCGTTGTTGTGTTTGACGAGCTCTCTTCGATAATAGTCCCGAGCCTCAACCAGCTCCGAAAATGACATCTTAGTGAGAGATCGCCCTGCAATTGAATATGAGGCAACATCAGAATCCGCTTTTCCCTGCAAAATGGTCTCAATCTTAGTCACCATGATCTCAGCGTGGATTCTGGGATCGGCTTGATTGTTATCCATGTCAGGGATGGCGGTGAAATCGCCAAGATCAACGACAATGCGGTTGCCGGATGAGGTCTGAGTGATTTCTAGCTGCCAGTGATAAAAGCCTGTTTCAAATTCCTGACTAGTGACACTAGTCACAGTGAACAAGTAGTAATCATCAGTTGATCCAGCGGCCTGCGGCATCTTAATCTCAGAGGCTCCGCCGCCAGTGATTCGAGCAACGTATTCCGCGGTATAGCCTTCAGATGTTGGATAGATGTCAGCGATATCAGATCGCTTCCACTGGATGAAATCACCGACTACAATCTCGGTTGGCTCGCCCTCTGGCGCATTAGCAGGATCAAATAAATTCGCCATAATTATCGCCAAGAATTAACAAACCCTTTTCCAGTTCTTGGAACAAACGGTTGTTTATTCTTAGTAGCCTTGGCCTCAGTAGAAATATTCTCTGCTACATTATCCTTCATTTTTACCTTGTCTGCTAGCGCATTGACATCAATGTTCAAAATTGCGTATGCGGCTATAGCGTAAACAAAGCAATCAAGTGCTTCGTTTCTTGCCCTCGTTTTAACGAACTCTCTTCTTTTAAATCCCTTATGAAAGCGCGTAACAATCTTCTCTGCCGTTAACTGTCGGAAGTATTCATCATCAAGATGCGAGTTAAAGTGAATGTAACCCGCGCTAGGCTCTTCAATCCTCATGCGAGCAAACAAAAGGTCTTTTGCCGTGTTAACACCGATAGGGAACAACTGACATTTAGCGATGTTGTTTTTGGTTGGCCTGCCCGCAATCGGTTTGCCTTCTCCGCCAATACCCTTGATCGCGAACACCCTCTTGCCAGCATTCTTCTTCGCATACTGGTAGACAGAGTTTGTGAAATGACCGCCGGAGTCAATTGCTGTTGCTCTGATGATCATCTGCCTTCCATCGTAAGCCTCAAAGGTCTTGTTGATCATGGAGTCTAGCTGCGTCCAAAGTTGAGGCGCACTAGGATCACCATACATTGCAAAGTGATCAATTACGTAAGACTCTTGATCTCTTCCCCACCCAATCACTGACATCTCTAATCGGTTGTCCTGGACATCGACCCCAGCCGTTAGGAAGATCACCTCATCTGGAATCGCTTCTGTGAAATCCTCTTTTCGTTCAGATAGCGAGAAATCATCAACTCTCTCGCCTTGGTCTTCCCATGCCTCACCAAGATAGGTGTTAGTCCAAACGCGCAACTGCTCTGGACTCTTCTTCATGGCAAGAAAATCACGAACGCCATCAGAAAGTGGCGTCCAAGGAGAATAGAGTCCGTTAATGGCAAAGCCTGCAATACCCTTAAACTCACCTTCAGCAATCCATTGGCCGTTGCGTATGCCCCACCTCCGGTCAGAATCAGTCCATAATGCCCCGCACTGCTCGCACGTATAACCGGCAGTCTCTGGGTCTTCATTGACCCATCTCACATTTGCCCACCTCAATCTCTGGTGATGATCGCAATGCTTGCACGGCACGTAGTAATGTCGCTGATCAGAGTCCTCAAAAGCATCCTCAATACGGCTGGCGCCCTTGTTAGTAGGGGTGGACACCATGACAATCTTGCGATTCCAGAAGGTCGCGGCCCGTTTTCGGGCTAATTGGATGGGATCACCCTCAGAACCGGCAGAAGATGGGTATCTGTCAACCTCATCACACAAAACAAGCCGGATTGGACGCGAAGCAAGGCCAGCAGGCGAATTCGCCCCGACTAACGTCAAAGCGCCACCTGCGAAGACCTTATGAAGCGTTGTATTGCCTGAATCTCTAGATCGCGGGTCTTTTACTCGCTCTCTAAGGCATGGGGTAGACCGAATCAGCCCATTTGCCACCCTGTCCTTTGAGAATGCCTGGGCCATCTCAACCGTAGGCTGAAGCACCAAGATCGGGCTTGGGTCATTTTCAATGTGGTAGCCAATTATATTGAGGATGGCCTCTGACTTGCCCAACTGAGCGCCAGCCATAACGACCACTTCCCTGATCTCTGGGTCAGAGCAAGCATCCATAATTCCCCGTTGATACTCAGCCCGGGAAGTATGCCACTTTCCAGGTTCACTACTTGTTTGCGAGTCCAGCCGTCTTTTTTGGTCTGCCCACTCGCTTACGCTTAGGCGCGGCGGCGGCTTCAGCGCCTGAATCGGCCTCTTCAGGTGCTCCACTAAGAGTTGCTGTTGTTGGGTCAATTTTTGGGTCATAGTTTGATAATTCTTCTAACGCCTCGTTAATTAAGTCCTCCAGTATTTTCTGGCAAGACCCCGCCTCCGGCTCCGCTGACACAACTGGCGCAGCTTTCGTTGGGATGGACAGCAATTTCCCCTTTAGCGCCGCTAAAACATCATCCCATGCCTTAACGACATCTTCCGCGATCACCAATTCACCGCGAACCTTAGCTAATTCAAGCTCTGCTATCTCAGCTTCAGCGTTTACCTTCCTTGTTCTTGCCTCATCATATGACGAACCAAGCCTCACCCCACCAGTGCTCATGTACGGCCCTCCTGGCGCGAGTATACATGACCATGCCGCGATTCATAATTATGTTGAAAATCGCTCAGAGAGCCTCTGAGGGTCTCAGGTGATTTAGTTTACGAAAATTCTGTCTCTACGGGAGATCGACGGCC